CTCGCGCGAGCCGAGCCGCGCCGCCGTTAATGCGTGCGGCTCTTTATGGGATTTCCCGCGACAGAGCAAGGGCCGATCCGTGCGCCTGTCACGGATCGGAAATGAAGGATAATCGAGGCATCGCGCCGCTGATCGGCAGGGTCGGCGGCAACGTCGAACCCCGAGATCGGCGCCCGCGCCGAACCTCGAGATCGGCGCTCGCGCCGCGCGGTTCAGATCGCGGCTTCGACCATGATCTCGACATCGAGCCCCGGCGAGGCGAGCCGCGCCTCGACGGTGGCGCGCGCCGGCGTCTGGCCGGGCACGACCCACGCGTCCCACGCCTCGTTCATCTCGGCCCAGGTGTCGATGTTGGTCAGCCAGATGTTGGCCTTCAGGATCTTGGTCTTGTCGGTCCCGGCCTCGGCGAGCGTCTCGTCGATCTGGGCGAGGATGTCGGCGGTCTGTTCCTTGACCGACTGGCCCTTGGCCGCCTCGGCGACGTAACCGGCGAGATAGACCTTGTCGCCATGGATCACGGCGTGGCTCATGCGCGGACCGGCGCCGATTCGCTTGATGGTCATGATGTCTCGTCCTTGGGAGCCCTGAGGCAGGCGGCGATCGTTCAGGGAGCGCCGGCGCCCGAGGTGTCTCGGAAAGTGAGCGTCTCGGAAAAGAGCGTCTCGGAGGGTTGGAGCGGGTAGCGGGAATCGAACCCGCGTATTCAGCTTGGAAGGCTGCTGCTCTACCATTGAGCTATACCCGCATAGGCCGCCCCTATGTGCGACAGCGCGGCCGTCATTGCAAGACCTGCCCGAGCAGCGATGCACAAGCGGCATGCCCCGCCAATGCCCTCGCGGACCGCGCCCGAGGCAGTACGGCGACGCGACGAACCGCATCGGGATGCCTTGCCGGATCTGATCGGAAGAGAATGGTGGGGGAAGTAGGACTCGAACCTACGAAGGCTTAGCCAGCGGATTTACAGTCCGCCCCCTTTGCCGCTCGGGACATTCCCCCATTCGAGTGCGGCCGTTTGGGGCCGGTCCCGATGTGGCGCGTGTTATGGCGACCGGGGTTCCCCGTGTCAACAGCCCAAATGCATCGATCCGTGAAAGGCGTGGAGCATCCGCCCTGCCCTGTGGATGAAGTGCGCCCGGCCGCGTTCGCGCACCACGGGGACGGCAGGTTGCCCGTCCTCGACAGGATCGAGCAAGGCCGCACCGGTTCCGGACCGCATCGGTTCTGGGCGGCACCGGTTCCGGGCAGCGCGTCGCGCAAACGGACGCGCGGCCGTTGCCCGCCTGCCGCGCCCGGTCTATGACCTCGGCTTCGAGCCTCGAGGAACCGAACCCTTGTCCGACGACCATTCCGACGACCACTCCGGCAACAGGCGCCCGCCGCGCGCCGACGGCGCCCGCTTCGCCCGCGCCGGCCGGCATCCCTCCAAGCCGCCTGTGCATCAGAGGCGCAAGGGACGGCCGGGATCGGGCGCGCCCGACGGTCGCGTGTTCCTCTATGGCCTGCACACGGTCGAGACCGCGCTCGCCAATCCCGAGCGCGTCGTGCATGCGATCTATGCGACGCGCAACGCCCTCGCCCGGCTCGCCGAGCGCGGTGTGAATTTCCCCGTCGAGCCGCAACTGGTCGAACCGCGCTGGATCGACGCCCGCGTCGGCGAGGACGCGGTGCATCAGGGCATCCTGATCGAATCGAAGCCGCTGGAGCCCGTCGCGCTGACCGATCTCGGCCGCGCCAGGCTCGTGCTGGCGCTCGATCAGGTCACCGACCCGCACAATGTCGGCGCGATCATGCGCTCGGCGGTCGCGCTCGGCGCCGACGCGCTGATCACGCCCTCACATCATTCGCCGGACGAATCGGGCGTGCTGGCCAAATCGGCCTCCGGCGCGCTCGATCTGATCACCCATATCGAGGTGGTCAATCTCGCCCGCGCGCTCGGCACGCTGCGCTCGGAAGGCTTCCGTGTCATCGGCCTCGACAGCGAGGGCCCGGCCGATCTCGAAGGCACCGAGGTCGGCGCCCGCACGGTCGTCGTGCTCGGCGCCGAGGGCAAGGGCCTGCGCCCGGTGACGCGCGAAGCCTGCGACGCGCTGGCACGCATCGACATGCCCGGCGCGATCAAGTCGCTCAACGTCTCCAACGCCGCCGTGCTGTCGCTCTATATCGTGCGTGCCAAGCAGGCCGCCGGCAAGCAGGCAGCCTCGGGGACGTAATCGAACCGATGCGGAGACGCCGCGCCACGCGCCGCAGCGCGACCGGCGCGAACGGGTTTATCGCCGCCGACGCATGTGCTAAGCGGACGGCGACGCCGGCTTAGCACAGCGGTAGTGCAGCGGTTTTGTAAACCGAAGGTCGGGGGTTCGATCCCCTCAGCCGGCACCATCACGCGGCGATTCATCGGCAAGAGTCGCAGCGCGGTCGCCTCGCATGGTCGCTCTATCGCCTCGCTGAAGCCGGACGCGATTTTTCGCACAACGGGACGAGATTTTTCGCACAGCTAGGCCGGGGTCATATCCCGGCGGGCGGCGATCTCAAACTCCGGGATTGCCAAGTCAAGGAGGTAGGCGCCGAAAGCCAGCTCCCGATGAGCTGCGCAGCGTGCCACCAGCATCTTGATCTCTGCGGCGATCTCGGTGGCATCCTTGGTCAGTTGGTCGTCCTTCTCTCGGTTCATGCTCACTCTCTCCAGCACACAGCCGCGATAGTACCAAGATAGACCGAAACGATACCACCGAGCGCACGGCGCGCTCCGGCCGATCATTTCATGATCGAGCACGAAGCGCGCCGGAAGCTGCTACGGCAGGCGCCGATCAGGAGATCCGCTTTGTCTCCGGTTGCCGGCGCTTCTGATCGTCGTCTTCACCGCTGATGCGCTCCTGCGCTGCCGCCTCCAAGATCTCCGCAACGTAGGCGACGAAAGGAGCGCCCTGACGTTTGGCGATCTGCGCCAACTCGGCGGCCATGTCGCGTACATAAACCAGATCACTCATCACTTACCCTCCCCAGTTACGCCACTTCTTCCAGCGATCGATGAGCACTCGGCGCCAGGACGCTCCCGGCAAGGCCCGCGCGACGCCTCAGTTCGTCGGTCACGGCCGGACCGACGCTGAACAGCCCGGCGACGGTTGGCAGGCCATCGAACCTCACCATCCGGCCCAACGGCGCGATGTCGCAACCGGCCCGTTTCAGAATGCGGTAAACGGCCACGTCGTAGACGGAGACGATCTGCCGGAGCCCGATCGCCTCCGCTGCCTCGAAGAGCCCCGCGAGCAGTTCGCCCGTGGCGAGATTGACCGCGCGATCACCGGCCTTGAGCACGGACGTGTCGACGACGAAGCGGGAGCTCTCCCAGATCAACGGGTGACGCACGATCGCCTCGCCGTCCATGATCGCTGCGAACACGTCAGCGAGCATGTGAGGGCCAGTGGTCGGCAGAAGCCGGAGCGATCCAAGCACGCGTCGGTTCTGGTCAGCGTTTATGACGTAGACAGGCCCGAGCTCGTCGAAGAAGTCAGTTTCCTTGCCGTCCGTGACGACAACTCGCCAGTTGCGGCGCCCATGGAATTGCTCGGCGCGGAGCCGATACACTTGGTCAATCAGATCTCTATGCTCATCATATCCGCTGGCATCTACAATGAAGATCATGACTGCCCTCCCAAGGTCACACGATGACCTTCGGGAAGCATACGGAAACGAGGCGACATTTCACCCGTTAAAATTTATGGATTGACAGATTAAATGAGCCCGGAGCGCAACGCCTTAGCGACTGCATGGGTCTTGTTTACGCAACTAAGCTTGGATATCGCGCCGGCCATGTAAAAATTCGCCGTCGCTTCCGATATTCCTAAAATAATGCTTGTTTCCCATGTTGTTTTTCCGCTTGCTGCCCATGCAAGCATATCTCTTTCTCTTGGCGAAAGCTTGACGGGCGGTGCATTTCCGGCCCCAAATTCGGCCTCTATCATTGCCTTGTGGTACTCATAACCGACCACCTGAAGGTAGGATATGACGTCTTTTTTGAAATTGTCCCAGTCTACATCTGGAATATCTGATGTAACCGTAAAAAGAGCCGCCTCTCTGTTGGGGCCACGGATCGGAATTGACAGACCCTGTTTACCGACACCGCATTCGCGCGACTCCCCGAAGAAATCACGGACTTCCTTTGTCGATTGGTCCGTCGTCGCCCAATCCAGCGGCAACAGTTTCTTCCTTGTGAGCTTTATTACGGGATCTATATGTTGATAGTCGCGGGCCAAGTAGCGATCGACCCATTCTTTACTGTACGTTGATGCAAATCGGATCTTCGTATCATGATCCGGACCATCCTCAACCGAGAGGTATGTCACGTTCTTGAGCGAGAACTGGCGGGCGATGCGTTTCAGACACGCCTCCGGCCCTCCTTTGGCTATATCGACCTCTGGTATTAGCTCGTCGTTAAACATCGCCACCCCCTCGCTTCGCCGGAAGGAGTCGAAAACTCCCCTTTCGGTTGCGTGAAAGTGTGCCTGCATCTAGGATTCTTGGCAAATGCCCGGCGCAAGGGATTCGAAATGCGGGACCTATCTGACCAAGCGAAGGTGCGGACCATCGAGAGCCTGCGCGACGCGTTCTCGCGAGGAGAGAGCACCGAAACAGGGCTTGAGATTGCTCGCAGGGCGCTGGAGTCCTCCGGGCGGAAAGCCGGAGAACCTGAGAGAAGGCCGGCGCTCAAGATCGTCCGGCCTTGATATTTGCAAAGACCGCTCCCGGCGACCTGGCGATCTCAAGCGACGGCCGCAATCCGCTCGGCTGCAACGCCAAAATAGGCCTCGGTGACCTCGATCCCGACATACGGGACGCCCTTCTTCAGGGCTGCGACCCCGACCGTGCCTGAGCCCATGAACGGGTCGAGGACAGCTCCTTCGATAGGTGTCAGGAGCTGTGTCATCAGCTCCACGGGCTTGCCGGCGATGTGGTGCTTTTCCCTCGGCACACGCGCCCTTACGACGCCGGGCGCGGTCGGGCCGACGAGCGGCCGGGGGCCGTTAGTGCCCCAGACCACGAACTCGGTCTGGTTTCGGTAGCGGCCGAGCTGGGGTCGGCAGGCCTCCGTCTTGTCCCAGGGGACGATCCCCCGCCATACCCAACCGGCGGCCTGGAGTGCATCCGTCGTCGTCGGGAGCTGCCGCCAGTCCGAGAACACTGCGATGATCCCGCCGGGTGCCGTCAGACGGCGAGCCAGCGACATCCAGAGCGCCGACCAGGCGAGATAGGATCGCTGATCGCGGCTCTCGCCCTCGAACTCGGGATAGAGATCCCGGCTCGAACTGCTCAGGTACTTGGCGCTTGGCGCCATGGCCCGGTCACGGATAGCGCCGCCCGAGCTGTAGGGCGGGTCAGCGACGATGCCGCCGAAAGACCCTGACAGCGCCGGCAGCACTTCGAGAGCGTCACCGTGGTAGATCGTTGCTAGACCGAGCGTTCGGATTTCGGACATGCGTCTCCTCGTTGGGGACGCTCGGGGCGCTCGGGTAACGGCTCGGTCGGCCGGAGATGATGGACGGTCCGGCAGCGCCGGCACTTGATCTCGATATGGGCGGTCGCCAGCCCTGCGGCTCGGAACAGCAGCGCCCCGCAACCACATCTCACGTTCTGCATTTCTCAACCTGGCTCGTGCCACCGTGCCCCGGCACCTCGTCGTGCACTGGGGTGGGGTGGCGATGAGCCTGCTTTCGCCGGACGGGATCGGTCGCCAAACTTAGCCCGTCGCCGGGTATTCCGGCCCCCACCGCTCCGGCGCGACGGGAGATTTCGAGATGACAGCTATCTGGACGCTCGGGTCTCAGCTCGACTACGGCTGGCGCGTCATGGCTCATTGCTCTGACTGTCGGCGCCATGCCTGGGTCGACTTGGCCGCTCTCGCCGAGCGTCTCGGCCGAGACTGCACCCCGCCCGAATGGAAGCCGCGGTTGAGGTGCTCGGCCTGCGGTTCACGCGCCGTCACGATAACAATTCACGCTCCCGGCCTCCCGCGCGGCCCCTAAACCCGGACTGTCACACGACCGAGGCGATCACCGCGGCGACCTTGTCGCCGCGCTCGATCATCTCGGCGAGCGCCGAGGCGTCGCCACCCGGCTTGACCATGTGGGGGAGACGCTTGCCCCCCGTAGTCAGCGCGGCGGTCACCGGCTCGTACTTGTCGCGGAGCACGGCGGCCGCCGCCTTGATGTCGGCGACGGTGCCGGCCGCGGCGATGGCCGTGCACAGCGCGACCAGGTCGAGCATCACGACGGCGGCGGCATCCGCCGTGGCGCCGAGCAGCGTCGGGACGTCGCCGGCGGCCTTGTCGATCTCGGCCCGCAGGAGCTGACGGGCCGCGACTGCCGGCATTTCACGCTCGGTCTGGGTGTCGATGGTGTAATTTTCGATCGTCATCGTGGCCTCCGCTCAGCTGCTGTAGATGACCGAGCCGGCGGCTCCGACCGTGGCATTGGCCAGCGAGTAGTTCGTCGCGTTGCCGCTGCAGTTCGCCGTCGTGGACAGCGCGGAAATGAACGACAGCGCCTCTGCGACGTAGCCGAACTGGGACGCACCCACCACACCCGAGCCATCGACGAAGACCTGGCCACCGTAGATGGCGCCGAACCCACGCTCCAGGCCGGCCACGCCAACCTGACCGACACGCGATCCCTTGCCGTTGATGCGGCCGCCATAGGAGGCCAGACCGCCGAGGCGGACGTTGGTCATGAGCGAGGACGCGGTGCCGGTCTGGTCGGTCCACGTCGAGACGTCGACGTATCCACCATTCTCGGCGATCACGGCGGCGTCGGCATCGGAGATCGTCGCCGCCGTGGCGATGACGACCCCGTTGCCCGTGGCACGAAAGCCGACGTTGGTGCCGGACACGTTGGCGCGACGGGCGATAAGCACACCGCCACCGGTCGCAACACCGGCCATCGTGGCCTCGACCACACCCTGAGCGTTCGCCGCCGACGCCGTCCGGCCGCGGGCGGTCAGCGTCGCACCCTGATCCAAATCGATCGTGCCGGACGCGTCCGCAAAAACGGGCCGCAGACAGCCCGTGATGGTGACGCCGGGGGCCACGATGACACCGCCCCGGTAGGCGACGAGACCGCGCAGTGCATCGCTCAGGATCACCTTCGGGCTGTTGATGTAGATCGCGCTGTTGTCGCGAGCGATCGCGAGCTGCAGGCACGTCGTCCACGCCTGGCCGCGCAGCGCCATCCCCGAGAAATAGACGCCGGGGCTCTTGATGGCGACGATGCCCTGCGCGAGCGTGTCAGCCCCGGCGGGGGCGAACACGATCTGCACGTTTGCGGGCACATCTTCGTTGCCGATGATCCGGATCCCGCAGGCGTAGGGCATGTCGGAGACATCGAGGCGCGACATCGTATAGGTGCCGTCGTCGACCTTGATCGTGACGACGCCGCGCACCTGTTTGCGCCGCACCTCATTGACCGCCGCCTGCACCGTCGCGAACTGCCGGGTCGGACCGACGCGGACCACCGTCTCGCCATCGCCGTAGCCCCATGCCGCGATCGTCGCGTTGAAAGCGTTCAGAGCATCGGTGACTTTGGCATCCCAGCTTTCTGAGAGCCCGCTGACGGTTTCGGTGAGCTGATCGCTCTTGACGACAAGTGCGGCAATGGTATCTGCGAGTGTCATCGTAGGCTCCTCAGGTGACGAATGTTCGCGCTGATGCTGGCGATCGCGACCGTGATGATGAGGCAGAGCTGGTCGTCGAGGCGGCGCAGGCTCTCCAGATCGCGGCGCTGCCCATCGATGTGCGCAATGGCGAGCTTTGCGAACTCAAGCGAATAGTCCGGCACGATCGGCGGCTGGAGCGTCACCGTGATGCTGTCGGCCGGGAACTGATCGAGCGCGAGCGCAAACGAGACCCCAACCTCGAACGACGGCGACAACACGAACAGCGGTGCGGCCGTCTGCGACCACACGGCCACGAGCGTCGCGCCGGCCCAGATGCCGACCTCGCGGACCGGCAAGCCGGCCGGGAACGCGGTCGCCAGCGCGGCGGTCAGAGCGAACGGCGCGGTGACCTGGAGCGTGGTCGCGTCGATCTTGCGACCGCCCTCGATGGCGACACGCATGCGCTCTCCAACCAGGCCGGCCTGCGCGCGGCTCGGCACGTAGCCGGCGCCACCGGCGTCGCCGATCGCGATGTGGGTCAGCTCGAGCCGGAGCCCGGCGAGCGACGCATCGAGCGCGGCGGAGAGCCCCGCATCTGTGAACGTGCAGACGAGATCGTAGCTCATGCGGCCCTCATGAAGTGACGGACGGAGGCGCGCACGACGATGGCGCCCGCAACGGCGGGGCGACCTGCGACCGCGGGCGGCTGCGGCGCGAGGCGAGCCCGGACGGCGGCTCCGACGGCGACGGCTCCCGCAACGCCGAGCCCGGCACGGGTCTCCGCGACGAACTCGATCGCCTCGTCCTGGCTCCAGCGCTTGGTCCCGTCGATCATCCGCCGCACCTGGCCGGCAACACGGCCGTCGATCAGCGGTGCCCCGCCCCAGATGTGTTCGGTCACGGTGACGCGGATGCGGTGGGTACCGCGCGGGCCGCGGGGGCTCTCCTGGTACCACTGGATCACGTCGACCCTGATCCCGAGTGCAGCCAGACCGCGGCGGATCGAGGATACGCGGCCGCGCTCGCGGTTGATGTCGAGCGCACTCGCCAAGAGCCGCCGCACCCGCTCGGCCGGCAGACCGGGCGAGACCAGATCCTCGATCCCGAACTCGCGGACGAGAAACGGCAGGACCGCCTCGGGCACTATGTCGAAGCGCTCGAACAGCAGCGCGCGGAAATCCGGCTCGGCGACGGCCTGAGCAAGAACGGCGGCAAACGCGCGACCGCGATCGTCGGCGACGGAACCCGGCAGGATCGGGCCGTTGATCCGTCCCTCAGCCATCGAACACCTCCGGATCCACCGTCAGAGCATCGACCACCAGATACTGGGTCTGACCCAACCGGCCGAAGGCGACGCCGGTCACCGTGACATCGACGACCCCGGCGACAGCCTTGACCGCGGCCTCGATCGCCGAGGGCTCGATCAACGGTGCGAAGACCTGCGTCCATCGGTTGACCACCTTGGCCGCGGCCGTGGTCGCGACCGCAAGGGTCGTTGCGAGATCGCCCGTGGTCCGGACGTGGACAGAGATCGAGCGATGCGCGGCCGTCGCGTCGCGAGCGGTCACGTCGTCGCCCTGCGGGCGAATGTCCTCCGGGTCGAGCGCGGCGAGGATCGCGGCCTTGAGCTCCGGCCCGGCCGGTCCGGCCGCCGTCAGCGCGTAGATCTCGATTTCGCAGGGAGCGGGGCGGATCACGGCGACGTCGACGATCGCCGACGAGACCGCGAATACGGTCTCGCGATAGCCCTTGCGCGGGCCGGCACCGGAGATCTTGGCGAGCGCGTTGGCGACCCTGAGGCGCCAGGGCTCGATCTCTTCCTGGTCGCCGCCTCCCGAGGTTGCGGTGATGTTGCGGACGGTCAGGCCGACGATCGATAGATCCTCGATCGTGGTTAGCGCGCCGACGTCGAGCCCATTGCCGGCTTGTCCCGCGAGACTGCACGCGGCGGTGACGTCGACGGCAAGGGCGCCGGCGGCAATGACGACATCCCAGGCCGTTTCGAAGGTCAGCGCTCCACCCCCGCCGGCGGATACGGTGGTACCGGCCGGGATGACGACGGCCGTCGATCGCGCGGCCGCGAGCGAAAACCGCAGCGTGGTCTGAGCGGCCGACGCGTCGAGCCGCGGCGTCGACCGGTTGGCCGCCAGCACGGTCAGGCCGGCCTCGTCGGCGAGCGCGACCAGGTGCTGACGCGCCACGATCTGCCCCTCGGTGCCGAGGATCGACATCGCGTAGGCGAGCAGGTCGATCAGCAGCATCTCGACCTGCATCGGGTAGAGCTTGCGGCCGGCCGCCTGCTCGAACCAGGCGACATAGCGCGCCTTGAGCGTGGCCGGATCGGTCGTGAAGAGCTGCGGCTCGGCGAGCGCCTGGAGCGCCTCCAGGCTGTAGAGGCCGACGTCATCAGAGCGCATTAGCCGCCTCCAGCGTCGTCGGGCGCCGCTCTTCCGGAAGCGTCACCACCGTGCGGCGGATCTCGCGGGCGACATCGGATACGAGGTGCCAGAAGATCGGGAAACGCCAGTGCGCGAAGTCCTCGCGCGTGATCGCCACGCGGTCGACGACGATGCGCGGTTCCCAGATCCGGAGCGCCTGGTGGATTTCGCGGGTGATGTAGGGGATCGCCCAATCGGGGCGCCGGTCGATGTAGGGCGCGAGCTTGCAG